AAGGGTGGTTTGAGTCCATCGCGCCCCATTAAACTGAAAGGGACATATGCTAGAGAAATTTAGAGAGATATTTGATGGGCTAAGAACGGCCTACGGTATTACTACAAAGACTGGTGAGATTCGTGCGAGAGACGGGAAGCATGAGACGAGAAACAGTATTATAAGAAGCGAGCCAACAGACGCTCTATATCAAAAACATTTAGATGGAATAGAACCTGGATTAGGTATTGTACCTATTAATGAAAACAATCTTTGCAAATGGGGTTGTGTAGATATTGATGAATACAATTTAGACCATGAAGAAATTATTAATAAGACAAAAGATTTTCCAGTATTTTTATTTAGGTCTAAGTCAGGTGGTGGTCATCTATTTATATTTACAAAAGAATGGGTACCAGCTTCATTGATGCGAACTAAATTAAAGATGTTAGCAGCGCATATTGGTAAGTCAGGTTCAGAAATTATTCCAAAACAAGATGTTAAACGTTCGGATAAAAGCGTAGGTAGTTATTTAAATCTACCATACTTCGGTGGTTCAAGAACTACAAGATATGCTTTCAATCAAAATACAGAAGCGATGTCATTAGAAGAGTTTTTCAAAACATATGAATTTAGAGCACTAACAAAACCACAATTAGAAGAGTTTGAAATAAAAGTTAAAACTACAAAAAAAGAATCGAATAGTGATTTTGAAGGTATACCTCCGTGTCTTAAAACTTTGTTAAGTATGAAGGTTGGTACAGGTGGTAGAAATGATACGCTATTTCATTTGGGTGTATATCTTAAAAAAAGATTTGAGAAAAACTGGAAAGGTAAGATGTTAACTTACAATGAGAAATACTTTGATCCACCATTAAGTGAAGATGAAGTTTTAACATGCACAGATTCAGTTGAAAAAGAAGATTATAAATACAAATGTAAACAAGAACCGATGCATAGTCATTGTGATCCAATGGCGTGTGCGATGGTGAAGTATGGTGTAGGTGATGGAGATTTACCTGGCATAGCACCAGCATCTGTTGAGAAGTATGAATCAGACCCACCAATTTATATTGTATCGATTGATGGTGATGAAGTTGAATGTGATGACGAGACACTTTGGAATCCAGATAAGTTTGGTATGGCATGCATGAACCAGACTCAAAAGATTATGGATCCGGTCAGTAAGCCGATGTGGAGAAAGTTATTAAAGAAACTATTTCAAGATATTTCATATTCTCCTGCACCGGAATCTTCTAAACTAGATGTACAGATGAAAGATTTATTTGAAAGATTTGCAATGCGTGCACCAGGAAAAGATATTTCACACGTTAGAAAAGGCAAACCGTTTACCGAAAACGGATCAACTATATTTAAATGGTCAGACTTCTGGACATTCTTAAATAGAAATGGATGGGATACCAGAAAGATGACAAGTATTAAAACACAGAAATTCTTTATCGACTTATACAATGGTGATGAGAAGTCTCCTAAGATTGATGGCAAGACTACAAGAGTTATAGAAATTGCAGAACAGGAGATTATGAGACCAATTGTGAGAAGCGAGCGAAAGAAAAAATCTTCCTTTCAAGTAGCAGAAGGTGGTGAACAATGAAACGTGTAAAGATTCCAGGACCTCCAGGTACAGGTAAAACACATAGATTAGTTCACCACTATCTAAACGATGAAATTAATAATAAAAAAACTCCGCATGAAAAAATACTTTATGTGGGTTTTAGTAATGCTGCTGTGAATGAAGCTAGGCAAAGAATTAATAAATTATTTCCTGGTAATGAAATACAAATACTAACTTTACATTCACTAGGTAAGCGAACATTAAATTTAGATTCAAATAAATTACTAACAGGTAAACGTTGGGACGAATTTAAAATCGCTAAAAGTCATGGTGATATAGATTTTGCTAACACTACAGACAATGAAAATTCTATAGTTACTTTTAAATCCGATGAATTAAAAGTTGTTCAATATACTAAAAATAAAATGCAAGATTATAAAGACATATACGACAATGCTTTTGAAATGGGTTTACAAGACGAAATAAATGTTCACACAGCAGAACAGCTATTTCAAGATATTGAAGATTACAAAGCCGATACCGGTATGTACGAGTTTTCAGATATGATAAAAAAGTTCATTGATGAAGGTTGCACACTGTCCCTTGATGCAGTCTTCTTAGATGAAGCTCAAGATCTGAATCCTCTGCAATGGAGAATGTTTTTTCAAATAGAAGAAACATGTCAGAGATCTTACGTTGCAGGGGATGACGATCAAACGATATTTTCGTTTACAGCAGCTTCACCTAAAGAGTTTATAAATTTATCCGGAGATATAGATGCTCAAATAAATTCAAACAGGGTTCCATCTAAAATACATGCAGAAGCTGTTTCTGTTCTAGACAACATTGAAAATAGATTAACAAAAGAATGGCTACCGAGATCAGGTGATCCAGGTGAAGTCATAGAAGATATGGAACTAGATGAAATTAATTTTGATGAAGAAAATTGGATGATATTAACTAGAGTAAATGATCAACAGGACGAAATTATACGCTATCTTGAATCAAATAACTATTACTTTTTTTGCCCAAGAGCAGAAATAATTACTAGACAAGTTATTGCAGCATGGAGAATTTGGGATCGATTAAATAAAGGTGCGAGTGTTAGTGGAGATGAGGCAGCTATATTATATGAATTTTGTACCGTTAAAAACGGACAAGTAGAACATGGTTTTGCAAGTGGTAAAACTGTTAGTAAATTATTTACAGTTACTTTAGACGAATTAAAAGAACATCATGGTTTATTAATAGAAGGTCATTGGACAAAACTAGATTATACGGAAACACAGAAAGAACATATTCAAGGCCTTTTAGATAAAGGTGTGGATCTTTATGAAGATCCTAAAATTACAGTATCTACAATCCATAAAGCAAAAGGTAAGGAAGCCGACAATGTTATTTTATTTACAGACATGAGTTGGAAACCTTACACTCAAGCATGTAAAACCAGTGAACTAGAAGATACGGAACATCGTGTATGGTTTGTAGGTATAACCAGAGCCAAGAAAAAATTATATTATATGAATCAAGGCTCCAAATACATTTATAAACCAGGAGAAAACATACAATGACAGATAAATCTTTATTTGATAAAGCATTTTATCCGAAAAATGCAAAAGACAGGCAAGAAGGTGGGGACCACTATAAAATTAAAATACAACCTTTTGATTTTATCATGGGTAACAATCTTAATTTTTTTCAAGGCAACGTGATTAAATACGTTGTTAGATATTTGAAAAAAAATAAGATAGAAGATCTAAATAAAATAAAACATTATTGTGATTTAGAAATCGACAGGTTAAGAAAGGAATGGGATGAGTAAAGGAAAACCAGGACCTAAACTAGGATTTAGTTCTAAGCACGCAAAAGAAAAAATAAAAAAAGAAACACTCAAAGGTCATTACGAGTGGTGTAAAAAAGAAGGGAGAGACGTAAGTTGGTATGAGCGAACCAGGTAAAAAGTGGGATGGTAAATCCAGAATACCCACAGAAGAATTTAAAAAGAACTTTGATGAAATCTTTGGTAAGAAAAAAGAAGACAAAGAAGAAGACAAAGACCAATTAAAATTTGACTTTGATAATTAATTTTTATATTACAAAGTATAACGAAAGTTAATAAGTATGTCTTTTTTTGAAACACCAATAGAATGGAATGCACCAGATCATTATCCTGATCTGAAAAAATTTAAGTATGTTGCGATCGATTTGGAGACAAGAGATCCGGACTTAAAATCAAAAGGATCAGGTGCGGTTAGACAAAACGGTGAGATTATTGGTATTGCACTTGCAGTCAACGAAGCCGGATTCAAATGGTCGGGTTACTATCCAATCGGGCATCGCGCAGGAAACTTAGATAGAAAAATAGTTTTAGAATACGTCAAAGATATATGTGAAGCAGATAATACAAAAATATTTCACAATGCAATGTACGACGTATCATGGTTAAGATCTGCCGGTATTCAGGTCAAAGGAAAGATTGTTGATACCATGGTGATGTTATCTTTAATTGATGAGAACAGATTTTGGTATTCACTAAACAGTGCGACCTGGGATTATTTACGTGTTACAAAAGATGAAACATTATTAAATGAAGCTGCAGAAAATGCAGGTGTCGATCCTAAATCAGAAATGTATAAACTTCCTGCAATGTATGTTGGAAAATATGCTGAACAAGATGCTGCAATTACAATTGATTTGTATCATAAATTAACTGAAGAAATTGAAAAACAAAAACTACATAAAATTCTAAAACTAGAAACTGATTTGTTTCCATGTTTAATGGATATGAAATTTAAAGGCGTTCGTGTGGATGTCGAAGGCGCTCATATACTCCAACAACAATTAATCGAACAAGAAGAATCGTTATTGCTAGAAGTAAAAAAGAAAACAGGAATAGAGCCTGAAATATGGGCAGCCAGAAATATTGCAAAAATATTTGATAAGCTAAATTTAAAGTACGCACACACTGCAAAAGGAACTCCTTCATTTACAAAAAGCTTTCTTCAAGAACATAGTGATCCATTTGTAAAGAAGATAGCAAAAGCTAGAGAAATAAACAAGATGCATACAACTTTCATTAATAGTATTTTAAAACATGTACATAAAGGTAGAATTCATGCGGATATTAATCCAATACGATCAGACGCCGGCGGTACCGTGACCGGAAGATTCAGTTATGCAAATCCAAATTTACAACAAATGCCGATACGAAATCCAGAATTAGGTAGTAAAATCAGAGGCTTATTTTTACCAGAGCGAGAACATCAGTGGGGATCATTTGACTACTCACAGCAAGAACCAAGACTTGTGGTGCATTATGCAGCAGATGATGAATGGATTGCTAAACAACCATCCGTAAAAGAGATTGTAAAACAATTTAATGATGACTCTGTAGACTTTCACCAGGTTGTTGCAGACATGGCTGGTATCGAAAGAAAACAAGCTAAGACCATTAACTTAGGCTTGTTCTACGGTATGGGTAAAAATAAATTAAAAAATGAATTAGGATTAGATAATAGAGAAGCTGAAGAATTATTTGATAAGTATCATGATAAGGTTCCGTTCGTAAAAGATTTAACTAGAAATCTAATTAACGAAGCGGAAGCAACTGGAGTGATTGGAACAATCGGGGGAAGACGTTGCAGATTTCATAGATGGCAGATTAATGAATATACTCCAGGGAAACTTCCACAACTAGGTACTAAAATAGAAATCGCAGAACTCTATCGTGAAAGAATTAGAAACAAGTATCCAGAGTTTTCAGAAAAAAACTGGGCAGCGGTTGAAGAGGATTTACAGTCAGACAATCCTAAATACATTAAACGTGCTATGGCATATAAAGCTTTGAATAAACTAATCCAGGGTTCTGCTGCGGACATGACTAAGCAGGCGATGCT